GACTGAAAGATACGTTTTAGAAGGAATAGTTACTTGTCTAACATTCAAATACTTACAACATAAAAATAAGGCATTCGTACAACTATCAACAGAAACAGCAAAAGGGGCTCCAGTATATTCTGCAACTTCTTCTTCAAACATCTGAACTATTCTGTAAGAATTAATGTTCATACTCCCAAAATTTAGTGTCTAACCAATCTTCTCCTTGAAACATAAAGTTTCTGGCCAATTGAGCAACTGCCTTTGTACTTTCAGCTGAATCTCTCTCTCTTTCAATCAATTTTATCACATCTTCTCTAGTTTCAAACGGGATACAATATGGGGCTGGATAATTTGAGATGCTTCTTCTTCCCATATGAGCCATCTCAATACTGGTTATAAGACCAGGTGTTGGTGTTAATTGAAGATTGACAAATGATTGTTTATAATAATTCTCTTTCACAAACTCAATATCATGACCTTGATATCCAATAATAACGTTCTCTTCTCCAAAATACCTGACTACTACATCTAACAAGTCTTTTCTATAATGTGACTGAAAACTTCTTAAAGGTTTACCTTGATAAGCATAGATCTTCTTTCCTGTTGATACTGGAGTGAATGAAGAATAGTCTTTCAAAGGGATTCTTAAAAACTTCGAGCCCTTGATGTTTCCCAGATCTTTAAAATAGTCTCTACAGATCATTGTATCACTAATCACAAAAACTTCATCCTCCAGTACAAACTGTTGAATATTAACATGGTCAGAGCCAGTAAAGAGAACAATCTTCAAACCTTTGTGTTCTTTTATCTTTGTTACATCAGATGTCTGGTAACACCCTAGAAATATACAAGGCTTAGTTGAGCTGTAATAATCTTTCAAGTCCCATTTTTTCTTGAAACCTTTTCCAAAAAATCTTACACCAGAACTAATATGACATTGGTCTACTTTCATTTGTTAATTACATAGGCTATCTGGATACCGAATCCTCTTGTTTTAAACTTAGACTGTAATTCAAAAAACTCTTTATTTATTGGATTAGAATAACCTTCGTACTTTTCATTTGTTTGTTCAAGCTCTCGAAGAAAACGACTCCCTAAATAATAAGTAGAACTAAACTCTTCACTCTTAAACTTGTAAATGTTCTTCTCTTCTAGAAAAGCTTCGAGGAGTTCTTGCTTCAGATATCTATTGAAGTCATGTTCATATAAGGGACTTAGATTACACAAAGCTCTTAGAGAATTTAATCTAAACAGTGGCTCAGCAAACCCTTCAGATAAAATAACTTTCCCACCTGGTCTAGTTACTCTCAAACATTCTTCAACTCCTTTCATTTGCTCTTTCCAGGTTGGGAGATTGATAAGGGTTCTGGTGGTGTAAGTCACATCGAACAGATCGTTTTCAAAAGGTAAACATCGAACATCTCCTTTAATAAAGCTTATCCCTTCTGCCTTTTCTTTCTCCATTCTTTCATGAGCCACCTTGACCATGTTATAACAAAAATCCACCCCAACAATATTTATTGAATGTCTGTCTTTTTGTTTAAAAGTGGAGTACCCATTGGCACAACCAACATCCAAGACCATGTCTCCATTATTAATATGTCTGGATATTACACCTATCTCCAAGTCTATTGAAAAATTATCACCCCAAGAAGCCCAATGAGAACCTTTATACTTATTGGCATTCTCTGACCAAAACTTCTCTATAAAGTTCATTGTTGAGTATAGTTTTGAGTTTTAGAAATATCTCCTGAATCAAACAAACCTTGAATAGACTGAAACTTCTCTTTACTAATAAATGAATTAGCTTGTCTCTTTACAAATACAACAAGAACCAAATTCCTTGGTTTCTGGTAATAGTCTTTATTCAGAACCTGAAAGTCTTGAACTTCATACTTGCAAGCAGAAGCTAACTCTCTAAAGAATTTCTCTGAATAATAATACCTACCATGCTTTCTCCAATTACCTACCAATGGCACTCCATGAATCATTATCCCACCCTTCTTACAAAAAATATGAATATTCTTAAAGCACTCATACTGGTCACAACAATGTTCTGTAGTCCCATAATTTGTAATCACATCAAACTTCTTCTTTAAGTCTATTGGTTGGGATAGATCCAGGGACAAAGCTCCATCTAGCCCATTCAAGTCAATAGAAGTATGACTAACACCTTCACTCTCATAAATGTCTTTTGCTGGCTGACCATCAAAATCTTGGTTCCCCAATTCACACCAATCTAAGCCTTCATACTTAACACCTCTTAGTTTAAGTTGACTTTCTTCGTAGTCTTTGATTATTCTTAAGATTCCCATAATTAAAATTGATAAAAAGGTTTCTGAACCCAATCAGACAATCTACTATATGAAATTAAATTCTGGGACTTTACTCTATACTGATTCATAACATGATAGTCATAGAAGAGATTAAAAGAGGTGTCTAGCATTGCTCTCCATCCTTCAAAGTTCTTGATTACAATTCCACACCCGCACTTCGTTTCTGGAACTGTACAGATATGTAATTCTGGATGATACTTTAAAACATGAGGCACAACCTTCCAGGCAGTACCATTGTCTAGGTTATTTGAAGTATCTTCAAACCTTATTGGTAATACATCATGAAGAACAACAATACCATTATCACTAAGACATCTTACTGAATTCATCAAATCTCTATAAACAAATTCAGCTTCATGATTGGCATCTACAAGAACTAGATCAAACTTTTCTTTACTTTGTTTAAAAAACTCATCTGTAGAACCACAAAAACTTGGCTTACATCTTGACTCAACATCTACTGAAAACTTGAAAGTACAAGGGATATGGTCAAAAGTAAGACTAGAGTCTCTTAATCCCAACTCAAGATAGGACTGAAGCTTGTACCTATTAACTAAATCAATTAATATCTCTCTTCTATTTATCATAACCACCCTCTAAATTCTGTTTCTTTACCTTCCATAATATCAAACATATTCTCAATTCTATGTTTGGCAGTATGTTTCTGTTGATATAACTCTAAACCATTCTTTTTTATTCTTTCTCTTAGCCCATCTCTTTGCTGATAAAACTTAATAAGCTTTACCATCTCTCTTGGACTTTCAAACCAAGCTAAATGATAATGGTTTCTAAATAACTTCTCTATACCTGGGAAGTAAGAAACTAGAGCAAATCCACCAGCAGCAAGAATATTATAAAGTCTATTGCTTGTTGTCAATTTCCATGGAAGGGTTAGAGATAGATTAATCTTTGTATCTCTATACAATAAGCCTTGATTTGAAGTTGTCTGTTCATTATCTATAAGACAAAATCTGAAATTCTCTTCTACTACGTGAAGAAGCTTATTTCTCCAGAGATGATATCTCTTATGCTGAACATGACCAATAAATAGAACATCCCAAGTAATATTACCTGTAGGTTCCATGAAGTCTCCATGATTAAACCCACACTGTGGCATATAGTAAACTGGTCTATTAAGATACTCACGATATTCGGAAATAAGCTCACCTGAACAAAGAAAGATATAGTCAATTCTATTAATTTTCTCTTTTGGAAAGATAGCTTCTGGATTTCTGTAGTCATTAAACCAAAGCCCTACTCTAGCATTAGTCTCAAGTCTTGGGAAGGGTTTGTTATGCCAAACAATCAAGTAGTCATAATTCTTAGCTTGATCTAAGTCATTAAAGTCAAGTATGTCATAGTTAGTGCTACAGATTGCAGATGCCATGGGTCCAGAAGCACGATTTTTGTCTGATATTATTATAGCTCTTCTTGACATTTATTCAACTTTCTTTTTAGATGAAAGGATTTTTGGGCTTTTGACATCTTCTTCTTAGTTTCTAGAGAGTGGTGCCTTCCTGTTAAGATTCTTGAATGATGTTCTCTTTGTTCTTCTGAAACCTTATGACCAATTAAGGCTTTACTAATTTTTTGCCTCCATTCTTCAGTAAGAGGTTTACCTCTACGAGTACGAGACATCTTTTGTTTAGTTCCCAGAGAGTGATGTTTGCCTCTGGTACACAAAGAGATCATCTTTTTCTGCTCTTCAGACCGAACTTGTCCTCGATTAGCATTACCTATCTTCTTTTTTGTCTCTTCAGTATGATGTCTGCCCTTCATGAACGTAGGATTCTCAACAATATCACCACCTTTCAATATATTATACCCATCTGGAAAGAGAGTGTTTTCTTTCTTAATAAAGTATTCTTCAAAAAGGTTGGCTGCAAATTGAGAAGTCAAATCTTCAATGAGAATTTCTTTTTTAAAGTTTTTCAGACCATGTTTCTTGATTGATCTCAAAAGATAGATACCACTACCAAAGTAATGATCATTCAAAGGAGCTCTACTTCCTTCATAACAATGTTGGCCAACATAGCTTTTGTTGGTGATTAAGTTAGTAACTTTGTAGATATACCAAAGTCTCATAACCACTCTTGAAATTGTTCAACAGTAATAAGACCAAGCCAATCTTTTCTATTTTTCTCTAAATCTGAATATTTTAGATCAATCATCTTTACCTTGTCAGAAGATGACTTTAACTGTTTACTCATTAAGTTCAAACAAATGACTCCTACACCTTCATCTGTGTCAATAACAAACATTTCATTTGCTAACTTTCTTTTTAGAGCTACCCAGGCTCTCCAACAATTCCCATTCCATCTCTTACTAATTCTAGGAACTTGTTGTTCAGTTTCTAGTTTTGGGTTACAGTCATGACAGACTATATATCCATCCATCGAGATAAATTTCAAAGAATTAAGAATGTCTTTTTCAAACTGCCAGTCTTCATGTAGTCCATCAATAAAGATAACATCAAACTTCTCTTTATTCTGTTTGAAAAATTCATCAGAAGTACCTACAAAGTCTGCTTGAGCTTTTGGGTCTGGGTCAACACCAATTTTATGAAGAGCTGTCACCTTATCATAACACTTCCATCTACCTTGAACACCAATTTCAAGATAACTAGTGCCTTGGCACTTCTTCAACAAAGCATTTATAATGTCATATCTTAACATACTTCTTTCCGTCAAACTTGTATTTCTGGTGCTTACTATTGCCATGTTTATGTTTTCGTAACTGAAATAGAGTCTTGACAACATTATAAGGAATAAGACTAATATCTAAGGGAGTTTCCCATACTACAAAATTAAAAGATAGTTGGTCCCTCTGACTATGCTTAAGAACTTGATCCCACCACTTAGTCATTAAATACTCAATCTTACTATTAAAGGGACGAATAAGTATACGACTAGCTATAAGTCCATTGTTTATGGGATAGCCAACCTGGTGGTAAAGACTCATTTGCTTTTCTATCACATTTCTTAAGCCCTTTCCCATCCTAATACAAGCCATAGCTTCTTCATAAATACACTTACGATCTGGATGTACCAGAGTTGTCATGTCCATTCTATGAAATCTTTGTACAAAGACATTTAAGTCACTTATTATTCGAATATTTGAATCTATCCAGATGCTTAAGTCAAATCCAAACAAGAAAGCATGATGAAGTATTTTTATCTTTCTGGCAAACTTAGTATTTGAAAGGCTTGAGTCTCTGACCATCCTAATATCCCAAATATAGTCTTTTCTCTTCGCAAACAAAGTCTCATTATCCGTAAAACAGACATAACTCCACCCTGGTGTAATGACAGTTGGGTTATAGAGATCATCATAGTCTCCAATTATGGCTGTATAAATAACTTTTTTCATTTCTTGAGATGTTGCTTAAATGAACGTCCACCTTCAAGTAAACGATAGTAATGAAATAGATAAACTCCCTCCATTATCAAAATCTTCTTTCCTGCTTTTATTAATCTTCTACTAATATCATTGTCCACTTGAAGAATACCAGATCCAGCAAATGGGAAGTTTCTCCAGGTACTCTTCTTAATACACATCATGATACCTGAAATAGGGCTCTTGGACTCTTTTACTTTTTCATAAGAGTCTAATTGAATTTGATGAGCCAATCTTCTGTGAGTCTTGATGTCAGCATCAGCTGAAATTTGGCCTCTGAAACATTGATTAAGATTACCTACTCTATTTGTAATACAAGTAAACATACCCGTCTCAGGGTATTTATTTACTATGTGTGTAATCTGATGTCCGTAATTTGGAGTTAAGAAGCAGGCATCTCCATCAAAAAAACATGCCCAACTGTTATCGTTGGGTAACATTTCTATATATTGATTGTAAGACTTACCTATGTTTTTGTTGAGAGAGTAAACTCCCCCAAAGAAGTATACCAATTGCATTATTTACAGTCTCTTTAAAAAGTTCTTCTTATCCCCCAAAGCTCCCTGAACTTGAACTATCAACAGTATAATCAACAATTACTGTTTCAGCAATATCAGTAGCTACATACGAAAGTTTTAAATGATGGGCTAAAGCAAAGTCTTCAAACTCTTTAAGAGTATGTTGAATACACTGAAAATCAAATCCACGATGTTTTTCAAGATCACTCATTCCTGAAATTTCCATTACAGTAAAGTTACCTCTGGCAGCTAAAGTTGTAACATCAAGGTCAGTTTTATATTCAACTTTTGAATAATCGTTCCCTGATTCAAGAACTAATGTTAAGATTCCCATGACTATTGTTTGTTGTTATTTTATTTCAATCTTTACATAACGAAACTGCTTCTTTCCAGCCACCTCAACTTCTTGTTTCTTAAATTTGGAGAGTTCAAGACAAGCTTTATCATAATCGGCATCACTCATCAAACTTTTTTCAAAGGCTTGTTCAATCCCTTTCTTGATCACTCCCATCTGAGCTTCATTAAAACCTGGAATAGAAGATTTCTGTGTCTCTTCTTTCTTTTCGGTGAGAAAGTTCTTTAAAAAATTTGCTTGATTATCAATATTGTTTTTAGCGATGTCTTGAGTGTTCATGTTTCTGAATATTTATTGAATAAAAATAAAATATTTTCTTGAGAAATAAAAATTCTATTTCTTCTTTTTCTCTTTTTGAAGAGCATTATGATTATAAATGCCTCCACCACCATTTGCAAATTTAACATGAGCAACATCCTCATTTACAAAACTTACTGTACCAGTTTGACCTCTTCTGTCATAAGGGTCAGAAGTTAAGTTATGTGGAACTCTTACAGTGTCACCCTTCTTATGTTCATGTCCTGGTGTAACATCTTCAAACTCATCATCTCCCTTCTTACCAAACTCCTTACGAGCAGCTTCAAGAACTTTAGCTCTATCATTATGCTTCTCAACCAATTCTACTAACTTGGCACGATTACTGCCTGAAAGATCAATACCTTCATCTTCAAGAGACTCTTTGACACTACTGAACATCTTTTCTTTTTCTTTCTTCTCTTTACTTTTATTCTCCCACATTGAATCTTCTTTGTCATTCTTCATATTTCTATGAAGTTCTTTCTTAGTGTCAGAGTGCATTTTTTTGAATTCTTCTGGACTGATACCAGCATGAGCTGAAACTTTCTTAATGGTTTCTTCATCATGGAGATCAACTTCTTTTTCTTCTTTATGAGATTCACCTGCTTTTGCTTTACCTCTGTATACCCACTTGCCATTTACTCTCTCATGTTTTTCACCTGACCAGATACGAACAGTACCATCTGGTAAGCCTCTTGCCTTTTGGATTTCATCACTGGATAAACCAAAGGATCTTAAGACCACTTCATCTTTTACCCACCGTTCTCCTACGCCTTCAACGTTTACAAATAGGAAAGTTCCAAGATCTTCTCTAGCCTTCTGTAACTTTGCTGGATCATTACCTTCTTCTTTTACCCACCGTTCTCCTACGCCTTCAACGTTTACAAATAGGAAAGTTCCAAGATCTTCTCTAGCCTTCTGTAACTTTGCTGGATCATTACCTTCTTCTTTTTCAAGAGCTACTGATAATAACTCATATTGATGATCTGTGAAAGACATTATTCTGGTATCAGCTTTCTCAATGTTACCAGAGGTGAAATGTTTCAACACGGTTCTGTTTGAATCTAACATATACTAATTACTTTTGATAAAGTTATTAATTTTTTCTTAAACTAAAAACTCTTTGCCACCAATTTCTACTCTGACTCTTTTTCTTTCAATCTTCTTCTTTCTTTCAGCTACTGGCTTCAGTTTGGAGAATGATTTAGTTTCTTCATCCCAGTCTCGGTCTTCTGGAACCTCCGATAACAAACAACGACACCAAGGGTGTAAAACTTGCAATGTTGGCAACCATTCAGCTTGTTTCTTACCAATATTAGTCCCATTAGCTTCTAGTTGAGATAACTTGAACACTCTTGGCTTACTGCCTAGACCATTAGTAAGATAAGCTTTTATACAACTATGACATGCTCCTTGAAAAACATCTTTATACACTTCTGGATCTATTCCAGGATTATCCCGTTTGATTTGGGCTGATCTACCCTCTTCAAAGGCATTTTGAAGTTCAGTCTCCACGATACGCCCGAAGTCGCGTTGCCAGTCACCAGTCTTATGTCCAATACTACTGACTATCTGAGATACACTCTTCCTGTCTTCTACGCCTTGACTGAGTTCTTTCTTGATAATCTTCTCTGTCTTAGCTCTTTGGAGTATAGATTGTTCAGAGATCTGGGATTGAAGTTCTTGACCAATCTTGGACCCAAGACCTTTAATATGTGAATAGGTCTTTTGTTTTAAGATTCTGACAGTATCTTTTTCTTGAGTAGTTAGTGGGAGGTACTTGCCTTCTTTAACAAACTTTCTTATTTCTGGATAAGTCATTCTCTTTACAGTAGGCATGGCTAGAGATTGAGAAAGTAACCCAAATTTGAATGCCAATTCAGTAAAGTCCTGGACATCCTCTATCTCCATGCCATACGATCTTAGTACAGACTTGTCAACATCACTTAGAACATCTTCACCTAAATTTTGACCAACAAACAGTATATGTTGGGCATTTATGATATTTACTAACTCTTGTATTTCGTTTGGTTGGAATAACATCTACTCTTCTTCTTTTAATTCTACTGGTGTTAGAACAATCTTCTTGGGCACATATTTTTCATATAACTCCGTTAAGCTTGAATTTAATTGGATAAAAATTCTGGTCTTACTATTTACAAACACACACACCTTATGACCATTGTATAAAACATCCACCTTTCTTGGAGAGTTAAGATTCTTTTCAGCCATCTCGATGGTGGCTTTCATTCCATTTTTGCAGTCCTGACCACAATACAAGGAGGTTTCACTAGTAAATTCTCTTCCACATTTCAAACAATATCTTTGTTCACCCAAGTTCTTAATCTTTACTTCATCAATCAAAGACATGTTTAAGTCTGACTTAAGATTGACTCTTTCTTTTACAAAGACTTTCTTAGTCTTTCTTTTTCTTGGATGTTTATCTTTGGCATGACCTTTACCAATAGGAACATTATCAGCCACTCCTGGGACCCGAAGTTCTTTTAATTCTCCTACTTTTTTACCTTGGATAAGAATATCGGCTTGAACTTCAATACCCCTTCTTTCAGAAGCTTCACTTATACCTTGTATTACCTTATCGGCTGCTGCTACACCCTTTCTTTTCTCATCCTGGATTCTTTTTATGTTGATAATGTTTGCATCATGGCTACATTGTTTGCTACAATATTTTTTACATTTTTTTGTGGTTTGGAAGGGTTTCTGACAAAGGGTATGACCACAAATCTTATTTAAGATTGGTTTGTCTACTCTTACTCTTGCCTGATGTGATGTCTTCTTAACTTTTGGTTGAGGAGATATGTCAGCTCCTGTTTTTGAATGTTTACGATGATAGTAAGCTAAGTTATATCGTCTGACTTTCTCCTTCTTACATTCAGGTTTACCACAAAGGACTTGACTTGGTAATATCTTGATAAAACTCTCTTCACATATTTCACAAGAAGCTTTTCTACTTTCAGTTACATTTACTAGAAACTTATTGGTTGCCTCTACAATCTCTTTCTTTGTTTCAGTAGTAACTCTCTTTCCTAGTAAGTCATTTAACTGATCTCTTAGTTGGAGTTGTTCTTCTTGTGTGAGTGAAAGAATTAATCTATCTAGTGGAAGATTCACATTTACAATCGGTAGCATAACTATCTTTATTTACGTTCTTTTATAATTGAAACCATTTTTTTTGTTAACTGAACTAGTGACTTACTTAACATCACTGAATAGTTCTGTTTAAATTCATCTTCATACTTTGTCACAATGTTAGGATACCTTGTTTGATCATGGTACTTTTTGGGAAGTTTCTTTATGTCTGATGAGGTGATGATGTCCACTAGTTATTGTATTTCGTTTGGTAAAAAAATCATTGATAAATTGGCATGGTGATTGAAACTCCGTCAGTTTCTTTAACCAACTCTCTCAATCTATTTAGTATACAATTATGTCTATTCCAGAAGATCTTAGAATTAAAATTAGAAGCTCCTGATTTTATAACTGACCTGTAAATACTTCTCCAAGTCCCAAAAACCATCTTTTTCCCAACATATTCTTTAATAACTCCATTAAATAACTTACTATTAACAGTCATTGAAAATTCAACATCACTAATCAAATTAATGATTCTTTTTCTTTTTTGAAGAATGGCTAGAACATCCTCATTGGTGGCAAACATTGTATGTATCTTTCTGTCATCCATGTTTTCATGACTAACACATACATTGGCATTGGTTTCATTACAAACATATACTTCACCTTTAGAATTCCCTCTATAATGATCTCTCCAGGCTATTACATACCTATAACCCAAACTTAATGCTTCTTGAACTGAAAAGACTTCTTTCTGTTTCATAGACCATTTTTATTTTTAATTAATAATTTTAAATTTCGGTATAAATATAATAGTTATATTTTTCAAAACCTAATATCTATTAAATAAATAATTTACCTTTAATATCTCTTGGTATTAGATCATTTTTAAAAAAAATACCTAACTGAACATATTGATAAGCTCCATGTTTATAACTATCTACTTTTTCTGTTAAATTTTGTTGAACGAGCCAATCTGGAACTAGCAAATCACCACTCTTAGTCTTTTGACTAAGACTCTTTGGGAAGAAAACCTTACTACCAATTTCTCTTTCAGTATGATAATCTTCAACACCTACACTAACTCCATAAGATTTATCATATTCAGTAAAAGAATTTACAGGAAATTCTTTTAGAGAGTTTTGATCTTCAACCTTCTTACTCTCTTCTTCAAAAAATGGTCTATCAACACTAATCACTCCATTTTCTTCTTTCATCTTAAAAGGTGGTATCCAGAACTTAACTTCTCTGTCACCAACACCCTCAACATTATACTTAATTTTCCCTTTGAATTGAATGGCACCTTTATCAGACTTCTGAACTATACTATCTTTGGTCAAAACTACTGGAGTTTGTCTCAATTTTTGTTCTTCTTGATATTGACTGAAAGTTTGACTACTTTCTTTTAAAGCTTTTGTAGCACTATCTGTAAAAGAGCCATCATCTCTTTGTGATCTTCCCATTACCCAAGCTACTTTTTCACCATCAGTAATAAGTAAAGCCCCTTTCTTAGTTTGAAATAGGACTTTAATATTAGTCTGAACTGAAGGTTTGATGATCTTTGGTTCTACTTTAAACTCCTTCTTCTCTACACTCTTAACAGTATTTAGGTCAATTAACTTATCCCATTTCTGCCCTTCTACTCTGACTGCCAATTCAATCTTACCTGTTGATAAGCCTGACATACCAGAAACTGTACCTTCAACAACTGAACCATCTTTACGAAGAACTTTAACATAGTCACCTTTATGGAGATGTTCTATGACTTTCAGGGATTCTGGAGTTTCATAGGCAGTGTGTGCAACATCCGACATGGTTTCAGAACCACTCTCATCTACATAGACTGTAGTTAAGAAGGTTCTCCCACCTCTTGTAATTAATTTTCTCTTCTTTGTCAACTTACCAATGTTCTTGGCAGCTTTCAATAGATCTGGAACTGGTATGTCTCCATTATTAAAAGCTTTGTTCAGAACATCAATACTCTTTACAATATCTTCTTCCGTGGTTTCATTCTTGGCTAATGGTTGACCTTCCATGGACTTGAAAATGTTGTCAACCTGTTTGTTAGCTCCTTGGTTTCTGATGTCTTCAATTATTGACATATTATTTTTCTTTAGTTTCTTGTTTACCATTCTTGACCAGAACTTTCAAACCCTTTTCATCTCCCTCCTGATAACTGAATCTGGATAAGTCTTTTTCTTCTGACTTATCTTTCTTCTCTTCTTTCTTTTTAGGTTCTGGCTTCATTCTAATATTTCTTAAAAATATAATGATTATATTTATTAAACAACTTTTTCACCAATTGTTTTATAACATCTCTAAAAAGATTTGTCTCTTACCATCTTTCTCATCTATCTTCTGTACCTTGAATCTTGAAGATCTAGGGAGAAGAAATTCATATTCATCACTGTACATATCTCTGTTGGTTTCATCACCAACATATTGCATTGGAATAGCCTTCTGCCCTTTTCTAGCTTTAATTATTAGATTAGTTGTTGATTCAAACTTGTCGTTAACAATCTTTTTACTTAATGAAGTTGAAACATAACCTTTATCTTCATAAACTTCACCTTCTGATAAACCTTCAAAAAACTTAGAACTGTTTACACCTCTTTGTAATTCAAGATCATGCTTTAAGTAACACTTAGAAAAAGCCTTATCCATCTCTCTTACAACTTGTTGATCTTCTTTGTTTTCTTGGTCTTGACTACTTCTTAAAGCTTTATTAATTCTAAAATAATCATTATCTCTGTACTGGTTTAATGAATCAGTCTCACCTTTATCTAGTTCTTTTACTTGGTCTTCATACATTAGGAAGTAATTCTCTCTCATGAAATCATCAGTAAACTTAATAGGCTTCCATTCTCCAAGATCTGCCTTCTTCTTTTCCAATTCTCCCTTTCTACTCTTCATTTCATTTTCAGCATGAAGCTTAGCTACTTCATTTTTGGTACTAGAAATGAACTTTTGAAGTTGATCGGTGGGAGTCTCTTTGGCATACTTTTTTAGTTTCTGTTCTACTTGTGGATTAGACTTTTGTTTTGATGGTTCTGTCTGATTCTCTTTCTTTTGTGTTGGTTCTTCTTCTTTCTTTGCTGAACCATATCTTTGACCCACTCTGTGAAGTCTTTCATTTTCAGGATTATTTGCATAGACACCACTTCTACTCTTTTCAATAATTGGTGGTTCATCTTGCCCAAATAAAACATCCAACCTACTCTTTGTTATGGAGTCTGTAGTATTATCTCTTATGATTTGGAGTAAGTCCATTATAGTCTCTTCTCTTTTAGCTTCTCCCAGTACCCATCAACTAAAATCTGAGAAATGTTTTCTTTAGTTAGAACATTTTTTCTAAAAATAACTTCAGCTTCATCTTCAAGATCAGCAAAAAAATAAGGACTTCTTGTCTTAAAAAGGTCTTTATTCTCTTTAACCCACTTCAAAAGTAATTTACTGAGATTAGTTGGTTGAGATTTCTTATCTTTGACTTGTTCTGATTTTGCAGCTTCTTTAACTTTCTCAGCCTTGCCTAAATAAACCCACTCTCCACCTTTTTTCTGGTATCTTTCACCACTCCATACAGCTATGTAGCCTTCAGGATGTTTGGCTTTCTCAAAGTTCTTCAAAATGTTTGACGAACCTAGTTCATCTTGTTTTGGAAAATCTTCAATTAATCCCATGTTATTGTAATTCTTTTTTTACATAACTGTCAAGATCTCTTAGAAAAGGATTACTTTGAATAGCCTTCTCAACATCTTGTTCTTCATTATAAGGGTTTTCATTATATTGTTCACCATTGCCTTCCGTAGCTACTTGGTTCGACTCTTGGTTGCCCATCATAGCCATTGACTTGACTTGCATATATGTTGAACTTAAAATCACATCTCCATCAGGTAATTTAGGCAGGTTACGACGGACACGTACTTCATTAAGAGTTTCAAAGTTAGTTACTTTCTTTATATCTCCATCTAATACCTTATCACCATCTTCTGGAGCTAAACCAGTCCAGACAAACTCATATCGATCATCTAATTCTGAAGTTAGAAACTTGTTGATATTTCTCTCCAAAAACTTCATCAACGGGATGAACCCTTTTTGTCTAGAGAAATCTAACTTTTCTTTTGTATTATCACCATTTAATCCACCACCATTTCCACTCTTTATGTCAAACCCTAATTCTGAAGGAGCTATCTTATATAAGGCACACAATATTTGGAGTAGCCAGTTCTGCCACTTTTCAAATTGCATATCTTGATTTGTGACTTGCATATTTATCCATTCCAAATTCTGGTCTTGTATAATAGGCACCCGATGTACATTCTGAATCCCATTAACCATGGCCAACCACTCCATACGGAATTGAGACAGCATCGAGTCCGAAATATTATTTGAAACTTTAAGAATCCCTTTTGGGTGACTTCCTTGACTAAAAAACTTACCGTTATAATCCTCGCTGTATAAGATGTAAGTAACTATCCTGATGAGATCTTCTAACTCTGATATCCCATAACCATTATTCTCTAACTGGGTGGACTGGTTTCTTATCCCAAAACATAACTCCCATGGATAGAAATCCACTATTGGTCTCATTTGGTATAACTGAATGTAAGCTGGAAAACAACCATTGACCATCTGTTTGCCTTTGTTCCTTGGGTCATTTTCATTAGTCCAATCTCCGGTTATTCTATAAGTGCCTCCGTCGGTGGCGAAATATTCAATCAATTCTCCTTTTCTGTTTCTGACTATTTCCCAGATCATCTGGTCCAATTCTAAAGAGTCTTTTACTGATTTTCTTAGGAAAGTGTCAAAATCATCTCTCTTCCATTTATTTGTCTTGGAACCAGCATCATTGATGAAGTTAATTAACTCTTCACACCTTCTTAATTCAGATGGGGTTGGCTTTTTCTCTTCTTTTTGAAATAGGGCTCTCTTCTTCCTTATAGTCCAGCCTTGTTTTTGTTCATCATCACTTACACCAGAAAAAGCTGTCACCTGATCTTTTCTTACTTCAATGATAGACCTTACCAGAGGAGTTCTGGCCATTCTTCTCAGTATGTTATAAGAGAGTTGTAAAGGAGTTTCTTTGTAACCTAACCCATTGTACAAATCAATGGGATCAATGATCATGGACTTTGGAGTACCAGCCTTATCAGACTGACCAGGTACATTCTCCATGTACCTTCTGGCTCTTAGGACTACATTGGGATTGTTAGACTTTAAGGCTTTCTCAAGGAGTATACTCTTTTCTACTTTTGTTACTTCTTCTTTCTCAAATACTTGTTCTAATTGAGTATAAAGATTGTCTCCTGATATCTTCTTTGCCATGATTCTCTTTCTTATGAAACTTAAATTTAAAAAAATTTCTTTAAAAGAAAAAGAACATAGACACCTATAACGTCTTACCTAGAGATCTTCTGGCAAACTCCCAGGCTTTACAAACACATCTATCAAAACAAGTTCTTTTTTCATAACTCTTATGAATATTACTAGCTAATCTTTCCATATCTGCCACCACCTCTTCTTAAGTCTCTCACATTCTAACATTTCTCGAATAGCTTTTCTTAGAGTTATGTCTATACCTACATAATTATCAGAATTAGTAATAGTAAATACACCATTTGGATAAAGATCTTTTATTGAATCAGCTTGCTTTTCATATCTCTTTCTTATTTTCTTTTTGTAAGCTTCTTCAGCATTATGATGTTTGTCAAACTTTCTATCTAGACCAATAGATTGAAGTTCCTTGAGAATAAGTTCAAATAAAGAATTTCTACAAATAAAATCATCACCTCTATTCTTTATCTTGACAGTAATTGCTTGTGCCAATTGTTCTGACAATGTTTGTGGATTATTCATACTAAAAATAAACTATGATTTCATGAGAATTTTTCTGAGCCTCCAAAGACTTAACAAAACTTTTACCTGGTAAATTTGAAGTAACTTTCAAATCATAACCTTGAACAGTAATTGTATTGAAATTAACAAATTGTCCTAACCCTTCTGGATAGATAACAGATAAATTTCTATAATATGCCTCAAGATCTTTTCCATCTTTTACATTCAAACAGAGATCAGTAGGTCCATACTCTGGAGTCTTGCTTAAAAATTCAATTACAGCATCATTAACTCTATTCCAAACATCATTCTGAGACTTACTCTTTAACTTTACTACAGCTCTAACACTCTCACCTTTAGTTGAATCAAGAAAGTCAACACTCTCAATTTCATCCTGAATCAAAGACTCTCTAAGTAACTTAATAATGGCTATTTCTAAACCTTCTTCAAAGACTACATAAGTGCTGGTATCTTCTTTTACTATAATTGGTTGATCACTACCTTGATGGTTCCAGTTTATGATAGGTGGCTTCTGTTCTGACTCTATAAAAGTAGCTTTTGATAAGTCAATCTCCTTGAAATACTTTTCACTTACATCTTTCAATACTTCTCTGAAGTGTTCTCTCTTACTATGATTGACTAAGAATAGATCTATTTCTTTATTCAGTTTCTCTTTCTCACTTTCATTTGGTAAGAATTCAACCAAATAACCTTCAGTTATACACCTGTCAATAAGAACATCATAGATACACCGTTGAACTCTATTGCTCTTTAATAATTCTGGGTGATTAGATTCAACCACTTCAATGTCCTCTTTGTTTAGTTTCAGTACAATCTTTTTCATTTCTTTATCTTTTAATTGGACAATCTGCTTGAATTATGGAGTCAATATCTACCATCAGAAAATTAAAATAGGCATTCTTGATTCTAATTACTTCATCTAAGCTGTCTATTTCATTAGCCATTGATTGTATGGTTTGAAGGTGGACTACTGTATCTCCGTTCTGATAAATCTCATAAATTGGTAATTCGGTATGATCTCTGAGAATATATTTCATATTCTCTAATTTATCTCCACGTTCTGACTTACAACCTACCAGAGATTCTAGTAAGGCAAAGAACATCAAGGCTAATACGAAAACTGCAAAAGGGTTCTTTTTCATTTTATAGTTTATTTATGAACTTATAGCTTTCCATTTTCTTGAAAAATCTAATCGCTACGGGGTTAGTTCCCCGCCGCTCTGCGGCGTAAATTTATATATTTGTGCATGAATAAAAGTGAATATATCCATAAATCGCACAATGTATCAGTATTGTTGTATCATTTTGTTTGTCCCGCCAAGTATAGGAGATCAGTAATTGATGAAAATGTGGATAATGGAATAAAAGAAATATGCCTTGAAATATCAGAACGATATCAGATACATTTCTTAGAAATTGGTACAGACAAAAATCATGTACATTTTCTGTTACAGAGTGTACCAACCTACAGTTGTACAAAAATTATAACAATAATAAAAAGTATTACGGCAAAAGAGATATTCCAACGATTTCCAGAAGTCAAGAAACAGTTATGGGGAGGGGAATTCTGGACAGACGGATATTTTGTAAATACAGTAAGCCGTTTTGGAGATGAGACAACAATATCGAAGTACGTCAAAGAACAGGGGATCGAAAAGGAATACAAAATGCTCCACAAAACTACCCAGTTAACCATCTTCTAGTGGGGGGGGCAGATACCCCGCTGCTCTGCGGCGGGGTAGTTCATTGAACTTGCCAATGTACAAATCATTTCTCTTTTTGAACCACGAAGAAGGTCTTTGCCAAAAGCTCTAGTATAAATAGCTTTTAGTTCAGCTACTGTCTTCTTGGACAGTCTTTCTTTATATTCTTCTTTCTTATTCATTAAATTAAATTACTGGCATCTTCTAGGACTGAAATTAATCCATCAAAGTCTTCACTTTCACCTAACATATCTGACAAGGCTTGAACAGTGATCATATCAACTCCATAATCCTCTGACATACACTCTAAGTAGTGTTGCCTGTCCTTATACCCACTTTCTATGTAAATGTCCTGCACTGGCATGAGCTGCATTTTTGATAATTTAAAATCTAGGGTATAAAGATATAATAATTATATTTCTAAAACAACTTTATCTTTATTCTGATAACTTATCTCTCTTACTCTTGGTTCTTTCTAATAACTTAGTCCACTCCTTATCAGCTTTTATTTTGTCTTTGGCAGAACGAGCAGACTCTTCTTGATCAACTTGGAACTGAGCTTGGTTTACTTCCAATTTTTTCTTCTTTATTCTGTTCAATAAAGTCTTTTGAAAATCATCCAATCCACCTTCTTCACTGGGTAAGACCTTTACTTCTTCTTCCAACTTCTCTTTCATTAATTGATCTTGATAATCTATTTCTCTGTTCCGTCTCTCTAAGTCATCGAAGTCATAAACTAACTTGGATGGGTGAAGTATAGGTGCGCCTTCATCAATCTTACCACCAAAACCAGTATGTTTCGCATAGTATGAGTTCTGCAGTCTATACAGTAAATACAAAGGGTTGCTTTTCTGGATAAAGGCAACTCTAGCCAAAATCATCTGAAGAATATTCATCTTGGCAAGGATCTCCATATTAATGTGAGCATTGATGACCTCCTCCACTCTGTTTGTAATATCACCATCTATTGTTATCTTATCTCCTTCTACTTCTCTCCTTATTTGTTCAATAGTTTGGAGTAGAAGCTTGTAATCTTCACTTTTATGAGATGTAACATACTTAGCTTTTCTATCTTCATAGAGTAATGCCAACTCCTCTAATCGTGATCTCTTCCAACCTAACCTTACTCCATCCCAGGATCTATTCTTCTCTATTTGTTTCTCTCTTATCTCCACTAGATGGATCCTACGAAAGGCTTCAATAGATGACTTCTCTAATGAAATCTCCCACTCCTGGTTAATGATTCTGTGGATCTCATCAATAGAATACATCCTGGCAAACATCTCAAACACTTCTCCTGATCTTATATCAAGTACTTGTGCCTGCCGTAATTGCCTGGCTGGGATCTTGAAGGCTCTTAACTTCCAAATAGAAGTCTTGCCTGAAATAACACGATAGGCATGAGCCTGTTCCAAAATAAGCTTTCTTTCTTCAGCTGGAAGGTACTGGATGTTTCTCTCGATATACTTGGTCGGGGTGGCCAGATCCACCATGATCTCTTCATCTGAGGTATCTACAAATCTATACTTAGGGTTGTCGAGTCTCTTCTTGTAGCCCAAGTATGTTTTGTAAGCTTCTGTATCAACTACACCTTCAGGATATACTATAACTTCCTGAGGCTGAATACATTTGTCCTCCTTTGCAATCTTTTTTACAATCGCCATTTCTGCTAAAAACTAAAATTAGAATCCTTAAATATATTAAATTTTCTCCAAAAAACCTTCCTCACCCTTCTTCCCAGTGTTCACAGACCTAAAACTTTTTGACCACTTCTTCGTCTAGAAACCTAGGTAGTGATCTAGACCATAACTAAGATACATCAACTTCAACAAGTTAACCAGAATTGGAGATAGAATTGTCTTTTGTCTTTACTAATGACTCAAAGCCTATTGCTTTCTGATAATGTCCTGACATTCTACACCTAGACCATCTAGAAGAAGTAATAATTCTCATGAAAACTCCACTTAAAACAACTCTATAACCTAAAGCACCATCATTCAGACCAGAACTTCTCTGATAATTAATCTTTCTTAATAAAGCACTTACTTCTTTATCTGGTAAATTGTTTAAGTTATAAGTTTGCATAATCCCTTACTTTTTTAAATCATTACAATCTATGGCATCATTGTTTGAACAGTAGTAGTTGTTTGTTCTATCCACATTGCACCATAACCAGAATAAGTGGTATCTCTGTATGTTTTAGTATATTGAGAGCATCTATAATACTTCTCTCCATGAACTACTATAAAGGGTTTATCAGTTATAAATCCAAATAAACTAATACAAATCAGAACAAATAACATCTTCTTCATTATCTTTATTATTAGTTTGCAGAATCTCTTCTTTTATTTATCCCAATATGCATTTACATCTCTAAAATTTGGATAATTCTGTTCTAGGTATTGTAAACACTTTACTTTTAAATCTTCTTCTATTTTTCTTGAATTCTCTTATACTCTTCTGAATAACACTTTTGCCCATTGTAATCAGAATACACAACATCACATTTAATTTGTTCAGTTTCAAAAATATCTTACCATCATAATCAAATACTCTGCCTACAAAAGGAGATTTATAGGCAATATACTCTCTATCTTCACTCTGTGAGTAATCACCATCCAAAAATAACTTTCTATTGACATTAAATCTTACTCTTTGTTCAAAGTCAATAAAAGCATCACGATCATAAAAACTTGCTTTATAAAAAATAATTGCTCTCTTTCTCTTTTTATCATTACCAATTCAGTCCACATTGAATGATTTGTTAACTTCTTCTCCCAACCTTCTGGCAGTCTTACTCCTAAAAACAAATCATCTCCTTTAGATGAAGTAAAAAGTCTTTATGCCCATCTTTCTGTCTGTTCCGCACAATCAGTTATCTCACTTGGACTGTTACATTCTCTAGGTAACTGACAAGATTCAACCAATTCTTTGTTGCCTTTGGCTTCTTGGATTTCTATAAAATCAGGCTTTTGACCAAATAACCAACCTACATGGAATTTCTTAGATGTATTCTCTGTCTTCATTCTCTTTTCTTTTATATTTATCACTGTCTAACATTGCTTCAACTCTTCTTAGTAACTCTGCTCTATTCTTTTCAAACCACCACTTATGACTTACTGAAACTATACCTTTACCAATCCGTGAATCAAGTACAACACTAATTCTTTGAACTTTTACTAATGCCCACTTTCTTTTTATGGCATCCCTTAGGGCTATAAGGAGATCTCTGTCAGATACTGAGGACAATTGACTATCAATTTGCATTCTCTTCTACTTTTTATTAATACAACAATGTTTATACTTCTTACCTGAGTTACAAGGACATAGACTGTTTCTAGCTATCTTTGGCTCTCTTCTTATATCAACCAATATAGCATTCATCTCCTCTTTAGACCTACCTTCAACATAAGACCAATCTCCAGAAAAGTTACGAATTGGCATAATCGTTTCCGGAGTTACTAATAAACTACTCATATCTTCTGAGACTGCCTTCACCTTACCCAGTGCCTTGAATTCATCTGGAGTAACAACCTGAATGGCTGCATCCCCAAACTTCTCTCTGATAGCTTGAATAGTCTTTTCACTATCATCTGAGCCATCATCAACTATAATATATCTTTTCTCTGTCATCTCTCTTTTATTTCCAGATGTCTATTCTGGTCAATCATTTTTACTTGAAACTAGATAGCACATCCCGATTACGACAACTATTTTTAGTAAAATTAAGATCATTATCTCTTATTTTTTAGTGGGATGGTCACTTCTTTAACTGTCTCCATTATTACTCTAAATAAAGAAGGGAAAGATTGTCTAAACTCTTTATTTCTATCTTTTCTTTTTGACATATGTTACTATAATTCTAACTAATTAACTTTTAACATACTTGTCATAACAACTCTACTTTCATGATAATATCTGCAAATAGCTTTATCTGATACTTTATGTTCAATAGTGTTATATGAACAAATATAAGAGGAACCAAAGGCTCTAACTGTAGAGGAACCAAAGGCTCTAACTGTAGAGGAATCAAAGGCTCTAACTGTAGAGGAACCAAAGGCTCTAACTGTAGAGGAATCAAAGGCTCTAACTGTAGAAGAACCAAAGGCTCTAACTGTAGAGGAACCAAAGGCTTCAACTGTAGAGGAATCAGAGGCTATAACTGTAGAGGAATCAGAGGCTTCAACTGTAGAGGAACCAGAGGCTATGCAAAACCCCACTTTAACATTCTGATTAGCACACAACCCATAGGGTTGTAAAACATCATTTAATGGTTCAATAAACTCTCCATCTAATACATTGTGTGTACAGCTCCAGTAAAAGTTATCTGTTAAAACTTTTACTATTTGTTCAAAGTTTTTTGAAACTAATACTCTCTTAAATTCAGTCTTACAAGCTAAATTCTTTCTACAACGTCTAACAATCTCATTCTTGAAATCATTAAAACTTCTAAAATTTGTCTTTTTCATAATTTTTTGTTTTTAATTAGTTTTTAACTTTAAACTGGTATAAAGATATAATAATTATATTTCTAAAACAACTTTTTCTTAAGTTATTTTTTAGTTATACCCATAATTTATATTCATTATAAATAAGAAAGGCTAGAATAGAAGAATCTCAACCTCTCCTTTATTTGACTCTGACAAATTGTACTAACAATGGTCTTATTTCTGCTAGTAACTTGTCTGCCAAAACTCTGCTCTATTCTTTCTTGACTCTTCATTGGGTTCAAACTTGTATCTTGCCTCACCCAAAGTAAAGTTTTTCTTTCTACATCTAACTTTTACAAAACCATACTCTCTTTTCTTTGGAGTATTGACTTTAATTGGAAGGGTTCTACTAATCACCAATCTCTTTTCTTTTATTACAATCTCAACCATAATTTACAATCTTTATTTAGTTTTCACATATTGGCTCTGATAATATTTCTGAAGAAACATCAAGATAACAATCAGCTTCTTGTTCTTTATCTAAAATAAATTCACAAAACATATCATGAGCTTTATACAGACTAATTGAATCAGAACCATGAACCATTACCCACTCTCCTTGTAGCTTTTCTTGAGTACAATAGAATACAAACCCTTCCAAGCTTTGAATACAAACCAGTCTAGAATGAGAACACTCTTCAATTATTAAAATCTTTACTGGTCTCTGGAAATCTCTTACTTGAAGTACGAAAACTGGTGTTGGACGTTTACAATATACTGAGTACCACAATCTACCTTTGAACAAACAAGACAGTCTCTCTTTCCAGGTAAGTTTATAAACTATTGTGCCCCAGAGATCTTCTACTACAACAGGTATCTTATCTCCTCTTGTTGTAGTAAGAGCTTCATTAATGTCCTTGTGGTAAATTGGATTCACAGTCTTAAAACTATAAATTTTCTTTCAATTATCAAAATGGAAGCAACATATCTTTATCTTTTTTCCAAGAATTATATTTCTTTGTAACCACTCTCAAGTTCCCTTTTACATAACCAAGGTCATTCTTCACTCTATCAATTGTCAGATTGTGAGCTCTTCTCCCTCTTTTATTAAGATATTCTGTACCTTAAATGAATTCAGTAAACTCTTCTAGTGTAATTGTAAAGGTCTTCCTTCTTCTCTTGGCATTAAACCTTAAAGCTTTGTACACATATTTTATAAAATTCTCTCTTCTCCATTTGCATCTCTGCAAGTATTACAAATACTTCTGCTTTTAGAAGCTTCTCTGATACACTTTTCATTGGCACACTTCATTTCTGAATTTCTATCACTCCTTTACCATAAAGCATTCCAGATCTTTTGGCATTTACTGGGACAAGTACATCAATATGTTTACTCCCCCGAACAATGTCTTTCACTATCAAGTTATACATAAATGAGCCCACCCACAACTTAATTGTATCATCGAAATCAACATACCAATAGAGAAGATCTTTTGATACTGCACACCATCTAAAGTAAGAACTGTCAGTAATATTATCTCCACTAGCTGTGTTAAATGGAGTAGAGTCACACTGCTCTATTGTTGGCTGGTATGAGGTGACTTTAACATCTATCTTTATTGTAGGGAGAATAACTAGAGTATCTTCTTTAATTGTGTCTAGACTTACCACCTTTGGTTCTTGGAGCCAATACTCACTCATAAAACCACCTAATAATACACCCACCAATATTCCCAATATAACTAAAATAAATTTCATAACTTAATCTCCTCTACTTTTAGTTAATTCTTCTGGTTTTGGCATTTCACCTGGAATAACAATCATTACAGGCTTATAATAACCAGAAACTGTACCATTAATAGTAATCTCTATAGAGTCCATTCTAATACCCTTTTGTCTGTGTATGGTGTTCTAGAGACTTCTGCTTTTCACCATTATACAGATATCTTTGGCAGACTTCAATGATCTGAACTGGCTGTAGCATCTTTTATTGAAAATTTAAAATTAACATTTGCAACTGAGCCAAATATCTTGTTTACTGCCTCTCTTAATCTTTTTCGAGTATCTTCCATTTGCTCCTTAGTCTCAAAAACTCCCAATGGCTTGAAACCATTATTATTAACTACTACACCTTCTAGAAGAACAATCTTACCTTCAAATTCATCAAGCTTTTCAGGCTCATCAAGATATTTCTGGGTTGCCATTAAAAATCTTCATTAAAATCTAGTACCAGTCAGGACTTTAAAATTAATAAAAATTTCTCATCTATACAATGGTCAAGCCCACTATCTGTCTTTGATCTCATGTTCAAAATTAGCTTCATCTTTGTCAAAACGAAACTCCTTGAATCTTGGGAGATATAGAGACTGTTGCCTTTCTTTGTTCACTATTCTCATGTTATATAACACAGTCATAACATTACCAACATAACTATCAAGTTCAGCTTTTAAAAACTGTTCAATCTCTCTATCTTTGAAACCAATCCCAACCTCTACTTTTACTATCCCATCTTCACTCTCCACCATAAATCCACCAAAAGCTTCTCTTTTTGTATGAGGTTTACCCTTATACCAGCTAACCACTTTCATGTCACATTCATTCAGCCCCTTAAATTTAATCCAGTTCTTGGATCTGGTGCATTCATATCGATGACCAGCATTCTTTAAAATCAAACCCTCACAACCATCTTTAAGATACTTTCTGAACCTTTCTTGAGCTTCTTGTAAACTTAGCACTGGGTTAGAATAGACTTGTTTAATATGAGTTAAAGATGGCACATTTAAGAATAGTCCAGCCAGCTGACTTCTCATTTCAGAATAAGCTAATGAATCTCTATCCCATTGACTAAAAAGTTCAAGATTCAAGGTACAGAACTCTCTTCTTATATTAGAAAGACATTCACCATCAAGCTCTTTAAAGTTCCTAGTAAGGAACGTTATTTGGTCTACACTAAAGCCTTCACCAAACAATAGTGATGATGAACCTGTGTAGAATACATTATAGGTCCAATCTTCATCCATTCCAAGAATGCCTTTACCTTTAAGTATACTGTTTACTTTTCCTGAAATAGATTGACGATCTTTAGCTATCAATTCACCATCCAGAAACCTGTCTTCATATAACAAAACCATTCTGTTACCATCAAACTTCTCTTCTTCAAATACCTGTTCACCATCTTCAAACCATTTATCAGCAACTGGAATACCAAGCTTCTCTTCAGTAGCTAACATTACAGATCTATCAGAGAATAATTCTGAACCATAAGCCTTATTAATCATCTTGACACCAATCCCAATATTCAAGGACTTTGTGAGTATCTGGGACATCAATATTCTCTCTTCTCTTTTCTCGAAAGAGTTAACATAATTATTGGCTTGACTACGAATATCATTATTGATATTATTATAAACAAGTAAAGTCGTTATTGTATCAAAATCATGATGGGTCTCAGTAATTGGTAAGTCTACTGGGATGGCAGCTATGTGAGTTATAACATCTAGTCCCAGAGCCACTGTTAACATTGACTTAAAAGTTTCAGACTGAAAACCTTCTTTTAGTAATTCAATCTTTTGTTCTTGTGAGCCAGCTCCAGTTCTTGACTTAATCTGACCTAATATTTCTAATTCTTTCATTTTTAGTATTTTATTCTAATTCTCTTAATAGCACCTTGTTTTTCCAGAACTTCTAAAAGTTCTTTTTGTGATATCTTACTTCTCCACTTAGATGGAGACCAATTCATTTTTGAACTATCAATCAGATAACTATCTTCTAAGTTACATTCATATGAACAATTGTTGCTAAACAAGTTCTCTTGAAAGTAACTTTATTTAAGGCTAACCTATCATAAGTCAAACCTTTCATCAAACCCTCTTCAATCTCCTTAGAGATTTGATCTAAAAGATCGCCAATTTATATCTCATTCTTCTGAAATCATGTAACCAAGATCTTTAAAGAAACTTTGTAATATCACTACACCATTCTCATCAATATCAAAGGGTGTCATATTATTAATTACTACTTCAATCCCTTCTTTTTGATGAGTCAAGTTTTTATATCTTCTGAATCTTACTACTCCTGGAGCTTTTCGTAATGATAGTGTGCCATCTTCTCTCAACCTTGGACCTGTGCCTATAGCTTCATCATGGATCTTATATAGTACAAAGTCACCTTCTTTTACACCACCTGATATAACTTTGTATGAGAAAGTTGGAGATGGAACACCAATAAGTTTGCCAGCTTCACCAACTATCTCTACAACACCTTGTTCTACTGAAACTATCCCTACCTTGTAGAGAATACCTTCGATTTCAATTACTTTATTAAACATACTAGTAAATAAGTTGTTTTCTTCTCTGATATTTTTCAGGTGCTGCCCGACCAACTTTCGGGCAGCAATAATTACTTGTTTGTTCATCATTTATGTTATTTATCAATACGTCAAAGATACAATTTATTCACAAAATTAATTGATTTTCATTGGAGTTCGTGAACGCTTCGCTAAGTTGAAGGCAAATCACAACCCGGTACCGGCTTCCATAAATAAGGCTCCAACTTTATATTGCTAGAGTTATCATCTGATTATAAAAAAATTACATTAACATTATCCCAAGTACCGTTCTCATCTCCATAAGAAATCCAATTTTTTAAGCGCCAAACATTATGTTTAGCCGATTCAATTATTGTTTCATTTGATGTTCCTCTGCAAGGTATTAAAGTATAAATATTATCTGGTTGTAATTTAATTTCATTAAAATCTATTATTAGGAGTTTGGAAGTTTTAATATTTATGCAAACATATTTATCGAATCTACTTGTAGTCTTTCCATAAACATCTTTATTATAATAGCATTGTTTTATTGCTTCTATAACAATATCAAATAGTTCTGATTCTTTTATTTTAATTGTCCAGGTGTGGACAATTTCTTCTTTAACTTCTTCCGGGCAACCCTCGAATAAATGCTTTAATCTGTCTTTCATTTTAAGTTTATTTTTAGTTAAAAAATATATATCGTAACCGTTAGTTGCAATTTATTTTTTCTTTTTTGCCCCACCCACTTTGTCTTTTTCAAAGCCATTTGGATTAGCTTCCTTTTCCAAAATAGCCTCTGCAAGTTTTTTAAAATTTGTGTTCTCGTCAATAGCTCTTTTTGAAAGAGTTTTAACGCAATTTTCGGATAAGTCAATATTTTTTCTCATAAATTACCATTTAATAGTTACTCCGTATGTATTATCTCCGTTGCGTGGGGCAAACCAAGCATCTTTATTTATCTTATTTAAATTACCATGTGCTTCACGCAAATCGCACACTATAAAGTTAATATCTTCATTTAAAACAAAGATAGCATCTTTAGTAGCTTCCGCATTATTTAACTTAGTTGTCAAATCTTTAATGATTTGTGGAACTATCCCCCATGTACTTACTTTAAAGGTTTTCATAATATTGTGTTTTTAATTCAGATTTACACTCATTAATTCCGTTGTTAGCATCTATGATTGATTGCTCAACATAAATGGTAACTGTTTCCTTCGGGTCAGCAACGGGCTTACGACCTGCCCGTTGCCTTGCTCCTCCGTGAGTAATTTCTTTTTTATTACGCATTTTCTTCATTTGATTGATTTTTAGTTAAAAAAGTAACTTTATTTATTATGTTTTCTTGAGTTTTCGCAAGACAAATAAAACTCTTGACGATTATCGTCTGTTATTTCTTTTAAAAAATCAATATCAATACTATCAATGTAAATATGGAATTTTTTTCCATGACTTCTTTCTATTAGAAGTCCGCCTTTGTAATTCATATCTATGAGCGTTCCAACTTCAATGTCTTTTTGATTTGAATGAAACATTCCATAAACTTTTCCGATTTGATAATTTGTATTTTTCATAATTTTTTGTTTTTAATTAGTTTTTAACTTTAAACTGGTATAAAGATATAATAATTATATTTCTAAAACAACTTTTTCTTAAGTTATTTTTTAGTTATACCCATAATTTATATTCATTATAAATAAGAAAGGCTAGAATAGAAGAATCTGTTCGCCTTCATTCACTTGAGAAGTAATAACTTGCTTTATTTGAAGTAATTCATACACCCATTCATCAATAGAATCTTTGGCTACAAACCTGTAAACATTCACACAATTCTTTTGTCCTATCCTGTGAAGACGATCAACCCCTTGAGATAAGGAGGAGGGTGTCCAAGGAGGCTCCAGAAGTCCAACATGAGAGGAAGCAGTCAATGTAATTCCTACCCCACCAGCTTCATAATTCAACACTATCAGCTTTGTGTCTGGGTTAGTTTGGAAGTCATCAACAGTCTTTTGTCTCTCTTCTACTTTTACATCTCCTGTGATCTTGTTACATTGAAAGTATTCTGAAATGAGATTAATAACATTGGTATGAACTCCAAAGAGAACTAATTTTTCACCTGATTCAAGAAAACTCTCTACCCATTCTATAATATCATCTACTTTCCCTTCTATACTCAACCTACGTAGATGACCAAGTTTTACTAACTGTTCTGCCTTTTCTACAGTTCTTAGTATATTAATAATATGTCTCTTCTTAATCTTTTTCTTTTCTTCTTCAGACAAACCCTTTAAATCTTTCTTTTTTTCTACATCTTGATGTGCCAGCTTTTCAATATACGTAAGAAAGTCTTGTTCTGCCTCTTTGTACTTCTTCTTATTTGAAAGGTTGATCTCAAGGAGCTGATACTGTTTGTCAGGTAGTTCTTTAAGTACATCTTTCTTACTTCTTCTTATGTAACAGCTTCTTCTCATTCTTTCATGAAGTTCTTCTAAATTAGATGAACCTGAAATATTCCAACCAAAACGA